ACTATTCCTTTGAATGTATTGGCAACGTCGACGTAATGCAGGTTCTCGGTTGCTTCACAATACGCCTTCAACATCATGTTGGAGCGGTTGAATTTCTCCCACAAGTTCTTCAGTCTTCCCCGCTGGAATATGTAGTCAATCTCAGAGAACCTATCAATATGTACTACCTTCGCAGACATCAGGTCAATTACTGTCAGAACGGTAAAGTCGTTCATCTTCCCCCAGTCCACCCCCATGACATACTGCCTGCCCGGTTCCCCCTTGTCCAGCAGGGGAGCGCCCACGCATTCCATCACCCGCCGGAACACAGCGCCATCCGACTCAATGAAATGCGCCATAATCTCTTGCTGAAATACGCGCTCCGTTGCCGTTTTGTACAGGTTTTCAATCTCGGCAAACGGTATATCTGGATTCTCCAGCGGGTGCGGCTCGCGAATCAGCTTGCCATCCTTGACGCCTACGCCAAGCGTGGGAACCTGCCACGCCACGCTATCTTCCCTTCCCGCCGCATTCGTCCACTCACGCCAGAACCAGTTCCGGCCCTTCGGCGTGCCAATACCCCAGAACTCGCCGTTCGTGTCAATCAGCATGGGGCGCACCACATCGTAATAGGCCGCGGGCTTTATGTCCGCCACCTCGTCAAATACCGCCCCATCCACAGTATGACCACGAGCATTGTCAGGATCGTCAAGTGATCTAAATACAACACTTCCGCCGCCCGGAAACTCCGCAGTCATGCGCATCTGCGTGAAGTTCCCATAACCACCACAAGCGCGCCTGAACTCATCCCATGCAATCCGCACCTGGTCGTAAGTAGGCGCCCCCCACAACCAGCGCTCACCCCTAATAGCCGCCTCAGACAAGGCAACGCGCATTCCCAGCGTGGTCTTCCTCCATCTCCTCCCGGCAGATAGCCAGTTAAAGCGGGAAGCCTCGCTGAGCACAATGCGCTGCCCGGTATGCAGGACGGGAACCTCAATCCTCGCGGTGCTTGCGCCAGTCATCAACCTCTACAAATTCCAGCTTGATAGTCTCCCCGTCCGCTCCGGTAAACTCACTCCTAGTGCTGTACTTTCCCTTGCGTATTCTGGACAAGTACCACTTTGAATCAGCTATATCCCCGTCACTAATCGAGTCGTATATATTCGACTCCGCCTGGTCCCCCCAGCGCTCAACCTCCTCTTCCCAGGTCTGCTTCACCGTAACCCAGCGCTCCAGGTACGAGTCAACAGTCTGGCGAGTGCAGCCGAGATTGTCCGCTATGCGCGTTTTTATCCCGCCAGTTCCCTTGATCGCTTTCAAAACTTCCTGGAGGTCGTGCTTCGTTTTACGTCTCATTGTGTAGGCTTTATGCGGTTATATTCACTTAATTATAAACTGTTGTACAAGTTTTGTCAAGGTTTTACTCAAAGTCATCCCTCGCCAGAATGCACCCGGCGGGGATGTCCCTGGCGGCAGTAGCGTGGCGCGGGAGGCTCTGTAGGCCGCTTCCTGGGCGGCGGAGCATCACGTCTTTGTCTATAATGTCTTCCCCCTTATATATATCTCTGGCGGATGTAAGGCTGCGCCGCATTGCCTCCCTGTTCTCCGTGTCCTGGTTCCTGTTCTCCCGCAGGGCAAGGTCTGCTATCCCAATATAGCGGACAAGTTGGGCTAGCTCTGCCGGGGTAGCGGAAATCTTGTGGTCCCAGCCCGGAAGGTCCTTGTCGAGAGTAAAGTGCTTCTCGATCATCGCGGCGCCCATTATATGCGCCTGGAATGGAACGACGATGCCGGGGGTGTGGTCGGAATAGCCAACCGGAAGGTTGAACTTGCGCAGCTCCTCCATGCGCTTTAGGTTTACCTGGTCGTATCGGGGCGGATACAGCGAAACACAATGCAAAAGCGTGACGGGCTTCCTGCGCAGAATGTACACGGCATCATCTATCTCCTCTATGGTTGCCATCCCCGTTGAGAGGATGATGCCCTTCTTCTTGGTAGCCAGATGCTTTAGTAAGCGGTGGTTGGTAATGTCCATCGAGGCGACCTTGTACAAATCCACCACGCCTTCCAGTGCGTCTATCTCTTCGTTAGAGAATACGGAACAGATGAAATCAAGCGCTGTCTGGCTGGCTAGATACTTTAGCTTCTCAATAGATAAGTGGTGCTTTATCAGCTCGTCTCGCAATGCAGGATTCTCTTTGAGATACTGGCGTGCGTACAGGCTTTCCGGTGTCCAGCTCTGGAACTTGACGGCATCCGCTCCCGCCTTGGCTGCTTCCGCTACCAGCTCTTGCGCCGTTACCATTGAGCCGTTGTGGTTAGCGCCTATCTCTGCTATGATGTACGCCATGCCCACCTCCCATCAATCTCTATCAAGTTGTCATTCTGTCCGTACTGCCTGTACTTTATCATCGGATCGGGAACCAGAACCATCCTCGCCCCGCTCTCTCTTGCTTTCTGTGCCATCTCGTAATCGGTTGTGTACGGCAATAACCTCCGCAGGCAGTCCGATCTCCAGGCTGTGTTCCCAAATCCAAAGACATGCCCGGTATGCGCCCCAAATATCCCCTCAATCTCCCCGAACATCTGCATCGAGAACGCAACCACGTCATACTCTTCCAGGTACTTCTTTGCCGTTGAAACCAGTGGGGGAAGCGGAACGTCATCAATGTCCAGCAGCAGAACAGCGTCATACATCAGGCAAATGCCAGCCAGTACGTTCTGTATAGACTCAATCGGAGCCTGAACTGTCGTGAACTCGTGATCGTGCTGCTTTGAGAGTGCCGCCTTGAAATCCCAGTAGTATGGGCTGTCGTAGGTGTTAGCAAATACGCCTAGCTTCATATTTCCCTGCCCCTTAGTATTGTCTTTGCTAACTGCAAGTCTTCCGGTGTGTCAATGTCAATGGCCCGAATCCAGGGAATATACCACCCCCGCATGCCGGGCATATAAAAGCTTCCGTTCAATAACAGCGCCGTTGCGTCAGCCCACCATACCGCCCCCGTGGGATGGTACAGCTCCGGGAGATCCTGGGATCTGCCGAACTCGTCCGCGAAGACGGGGCTGGCGTTCTTGTCTACCGCCCACTGTGCGGATTGCCAGCCAAAATCCGTTATAGACACCTGGGAGTTTGCCCCGGTTTCCTTGAACTGGTTATAAGCGCTTATAATGTCGTTGCTGGTGCGGAAAGGGCAGGAGGGCAAGAGCTGGCAAACAACCCGCCCGCCCACTTTCCGAACCGCGTCAACGGTCACCGCCGAGGCGGGAACCCAATCGTCCGCCAGCTCTTCGTCCCTCGTGAACGGAACGTCGGCCCCCGCCTCTTCCGCTATCTCAGCTATCTCCCAATCATCCGTGCTTACTACGATCTTGTCAAACAGGCTGGAATAAATGGCGGCTTCAATAGTCCACACCAGCAGGGGTTTCCCTCCAAAGCGAAGCATGTTCTTCCGGGGGATGCGCTTTGATCCACCGCGGGCAGGAATAACGGCAATCCTATTCAAAGTCATATTTCAGCTTCTCGTGTAGCTTCTCGCCTTTCTGCAATCCGATAATGTCAAACCCGCGAGCGCCCATTGCCTGCGCCAGTTTCAGCATTGACACCTTTTGCATCAGGTCATACGGTATAAATACTCTGTTCAGCGGCGGAACGCTTGCAATGTAATCTGCCAGCGGAGCCACGGCAATGAACCACCTAGTCACATCTGGGTCTGTCAGCGTCACCATGTAGTCATTTTCAATCTGCTCTTTCCACTTCGGAACTACGCTGCCGCGGCTCCCCCAAACATTGCCAGACCTGACCACTGTATACCCAGCATCCAGAACAATCAGCTCCGCCAACCTCTTCGTAAACCCGTAAACGTTGATAGGCTCTACTGCCTTGTCTGTGGACATATAGACAAATTTCTTTACTTGGTACTCTTTCGCTATCCTGGCAAGCACCTGCGTTCCTGTAATATTGTTTGATACGGCCTCATTGACGTTGCTCTCGCAAAAGGAAACGTGCTTATGGGCCGCGCAATGATACACCTCGCGGATGTAATATTTTTCAAACACCTCCCGCATCAATCTCTCGTCTCTTACATCCCCCAATACTGTCTGGCAATCCAGGTGGAGCATTGAGTTTTCCCCGCGTCCCAGCCCCAGCGGGTTATCGAGTCTTTTGCAAAGCGCCGACCCTACTGTTCCGCCCGCTCCAGTTACGAGACTATACATTTCAAATACTCCTCAAGCTGTGTCTTGGCTTCTTGGTTTGGCGCATCGTATAATCGAAATTTCCAAGAGACGCAAAGCCCAAGCGACAAAAAGCGACAAGAGGTCCCGTCATGCGGCTTGCGCTCTACGAGCCCGACATCCCTCAGAACGCCGGTGCGCTACTCCGGCTCGCCGCCTGCCTCGGCCTCGCGGTCGACCTGATCGAACCGGCAGGCTTCGTGCTCACCGACCGCAAG